GGTCACAGTGGGGATCAAGGGATGCCTCCAGGTCTGGTGCTACCGCACGATGGCGGCGTAGGGGTGCTTGGGATCGGTGATGGCGACAAGCTGGAGACCCAGCGTGCCGCCGACCACCCGGAGCATGAGGATGTGGGCGATGTCCCGCCTCACTGGTGCCCCTCTTCGTGCGTTTCGAGGTTGAGGTCGGGGACCACGGCGTGAGCCTCCTCCGTGGGGGTGGCAGCCTCGGGGTCAGGCTGGTGGCTGGCTTCGTCCGGCGCGGCCGGGGCTTCGGCGACGGGCGCCTCCGGCTCGACATGGACTTCCGGGGTGGCTTCCGTGATGGCGGGCAGCTCCAGGTCGGCAGGCGTGACCTCGGGGACGATCTCGGGCTCGGGCAGCGCGATGGGCGCGGGCTCGGCTTCCTGCTCTTCGCCCTCATAGCGGAACTGGGCGATGCGGCCGCCGTGGAAGCGGGAGCCGACCCAGAGCGGGAAGGCGCCATCCAGAAGCAGCATCAGATTGCAGCAGCCGTGGCCACCCCAGTCCTCGACGATGACGGCCGCCGTGTCATGGCCGACCGACTTGGTGTTGGAGAAGCCCTGGCCCTGCTGCTGGCGCCGGGTGATCTCTTCGAGGTCGGACTCGCACAGCCGATAGGTGACCAGCGTGCCGGTCTTGTGGATGCGCTCGGTCAATTGGCACCGCCGATCTTGGCGAGCAGCGCCACGCGGACGGTCTCGATCATCGCAGCCTTGTCATCGTCGGCGTTGAGGTCGAGGCCCAGGTTCTTCTTCGCCCAGCCCGCGATGACCGTTCGGTTGCAGCTGGCGAGCGAGGACATGATCTCTTCGGGGGTGGGCGGCACGATGGCCGGAGCGCCGGCCTGGGGCGCGGCGGGAGGCGTGGCGGGCGCGGAATCACCCGTGCTCACTTCGGGGACCATGTCGGGGAACAGCTCGTGCGTCCCTTCGACGAAGTCCTCCTGATTGATGACGACGCCATTGGGCAGGTCGTCATGCTTGATGCGGACGGTGGGCTTCACGAGCCCGTATTCGTCCCCGTAGTATTTCTCGGCCATGTGGCCTCCAGCGTGAGTGGTGCATCGGTTGAAGAGAAGGGGCAGTCAGGCAGATGCCGGACTGCCCCTTGGTCGGGAACTTTTCTACTCAGCCCGCGAGACGGCAGCCGAGCTGGCGGCGGATGACCTTCATGCCGTAGAGCACATCGAAGCTCCACCGCGTCCGCTTGTGCTCACGGCTGATTTCCAGCCGGAGGGCGAGACCCGAGATCGGATCCACCTGGGACATGATCCGGTTGCCCAGACCGTCCGTGTTGTCCGCCAGGGGGCGGCTGGCGAAGGCGATGGCGCCGCGCTGGAAGGCGAGGTTCACCACATGGGGGGCAGCCAGGGTGATGGCAGCACCACCGGCCTGCGCCACCTTCAGCGCGGGAGCGATGTTGGCCGAGCCCGTGGCGGAAGCGCCGAGGGTGAGGCCGGGCGCCAGGACCACATAGGTCTGGGTGTCACCCGCCAGCGTGATGATGTCGCCCCAGACCCAGGCGGTGCTGGAAGCGGCGGCCGTGGCGACGGAGAGCGTGCCGGTGAGGCCGCCATCCGTGGAACCGACGCCGACGCCGTTGGCGCCGTTGACGGTGACCGTGCCGGTCTGCGTGCCCGCGGCATGGGTGGGCACCTGCTGGTCCATGAACCAGTCGAAGCCCAGGGTGCGGGCGAGCTGGCCCTCGGCGAGCGCAGGGCCCTGACCGCGCCAGGACTGATCCTGGAAGGCGCGGAGGTTTAGGGCGGCGGCTTCCGCGTCGGGATTCAGCACGAAGCGCCGGTCGTTCATGGGCGCGAGCTGCTTGTTAAGGATCTTGCGGACATCGGTGGCGGGCTTCGTGTCCTGGGCGCTGTAGGCAGCGGCCGTGGAGAACGGCGTGGTGCCGGGCGTGCCGACGAAGCCGTAGAAGTCCTTGTAGGTGCCGAAGATGTCGGCGTTGACCTGCTGCGCCAGGGACTTCACCGCTTCCGAGACCTGCATGGGAAGCGTGCCGTTCATGACATTCATGATGTCCTGGTCGGTCATGTAGAAGGGCGCCTCATACCACTGAGTGAGGGGCACCTGCACATAGGACGGCTGGATGTCAGCGGTCACGGGCGGCGTGTTGGCGGGCGCGACGGCCTGCGCGGTCACGGCGGCGGGCACCGGGACATCAATGTTCTTGCCTCGCTCAGCGGCCATGTTGCTGTAGTCGCCGTTCACGATGCGCGGGAGGACGGTGGCGCCGCGCAGCGCCAGGAGACCCTGCGCCAGCAGGCGAGGGAAGACTGCGTCGAGAGTGTTGGCCATGAAGGCACCTCAAGGGTTGGGGAGTGGGGTTTCGGGTGCCCAACGCCGTTGAGTGTCGCCCGGTGGACTGGTTGCGCTGCTCCGCAGGCTCACCGACAGGCAGAAGATAGCCCTGGGCGGGGGTGCCGCGCCAGGGCTTTTTTTCTGAGTTCGTTTTTGGGCTACTCGAAGCTGACCTCGACCTTGCCGCTGGCGATGTCCTCCAGCGAGGCTCCGAAGCCGGCCTTGTCGCTGCTCTTGATGACCTTCGCGCCAGCACCCTGGCGGCTTCCCTGGTCTCCCTTGGCACCGCCGCCACCGCTGGGCTCGAAGAGGTGGGGAGCCTCGGGCTGGATGTTGCGGATCCACTCCTCGATCCCCATGGGCGTGGTGCCGTCCTTGCCGTAGACCACGGCCTCGTCCCGCATGGCCACCGCCTGACCGTCCTTCACCCGGAAGAGCTGGCGGCCGCGGAGCGTGACATCCTCCAGCGCGGTCGGCCGGACGCCCAGCTTGGCGGCATGGGCCTGGATCTGCGAGGTGATGAGCAGGTGCTCCAGCTGGCCGGTCGCGGCCTTGTCCTTCGCGTCGAGGGCAGCGATGCGCTTCTCGTAGTCCGCCTTCATCTGGGCGGTGCGCTCGGCGAGGAGCTGGTCAACCTTGCCCTCGGACACGAGCTTCTTCTCGCGGAGGGCCGCGCTGTCGGCGATGGCCTTCCGTGCCTCTTCGAGGTCGAGGTCGCCGATGGCGTCCTGGAGCAGGCGCAGCTTCTCTGCCCGTTCCTTCCGATCCGTCTTCTCTTTCTCAAAGGCCGTCTTCAGGGTCTTCACGCCGGGGTGATCGTCGATCCCCTCGACGGTCAGGACCCAGGAGCCGTCAGACGCCTCCTCGTAGAGATCCTCTTTCCCGGCCGGGATGTCTTCCTTCTTTCCGTAGCGCACCTTCAACGCCATGTCATGCCTCCTGGGTTGCCCGTGTCGGGCGGGGTTGTGGGAATCCTAGCACTTCGTTTCGACGAAGCCATCATCTGCCGCGTCGGATTTTCGTTTCCAGCTCATCGAGCGTGAGCGGGTTGCCGTCCTGGCTGACCATCTGTCGGAAGTTCAGCTTGTCCCGCTTCCAGAGGTCGTAGCGGGCGGGGCCGAGCACCTCCAGCTGCCGCGCCTTGCTCTGCCGCTTGAGCCAGTCCTCGTAGTTGAGCGAGCCCGATACCTGCCCGTCCATGCTGGCGCGGGTGCTGGCATCCATCTCGTCCAGCTTGTTCAGGAACCGCTTGTTGCCGCCCTGCTCGGCCGCCAGCTCGGCCCAGCTCTTCATCACGGGGACCTGAGTTGAGCGGCATCCCCAATGCGCGGTGGCACCTGGGAAGGGGAACTTGTGGCCGATGGGCTGGAGGTCCAGCGTCCACTGAAGCCCGTCCAGCGCCCGGCATATCGGCGTGGTGCGGGTGTCGAGGGTCGAGACCCACTGGATGCCTTTGATGACATCCGCATTGCGCTGGTAGACCGCGATGTGGGCCGAGTTGTTCACCGTCTGAACGCTGGTGCGGACGAGAGCCTTGGCCTGCACCCGTGTCTGAGCCAGCACGCCATCGGTGTCGAAGCCTTCGACGCGGCGGGCCAGCTCGACCATGCTTTCGCCCTGCACCATGCCCTTCCTCATCTCGCGGGTGAACTTCATCGATAGGTCTGTGCTGATGGCCTTCCACCACTCGGCGGAGCGGGCGCCGTCGATGAGCACATCGCCGAAGATGGCGTTGAGCTGGTCCTTGGTGAGCGTGCCGGTGACGAGGTCGATGCCCACCACATCGTTCATGAGCAGCCTGATGGCTTCTTCCTGGAGATTCCCGAAGCGTTTGAGCGAGGCCACCATGAGCTTCTGTGCTTCGGCCACGCTGCCGGCGATGAGCGTCTTCACATGCGCAAGCAACGCCTCCAGCCGGGCCTGCTGGTAGGCGGTGCGGATGGGCTGGCTGGGATCGAACTGAGCGACCGCGCGGGATAGCGCGGCCTCAAGATCCGTGAGCACCTGCTGGATGTCGGTATTGAGCGAGTCGATGTAGCGGTGGACATCCACATCGTTGCTCACAAGCTCTTCGGCGAGCTGGTCTGTCAAGTTCGGCATCACCCCTCCAGGGCAAAGGCCTTCATGGCTTGCGAAAGCGTGAGGACGAGCACCTGCTTGGCCTCTTCGTTCTGATAGAAGGTCGTCAGCCCCCAGCGTGCATCAACCTTGGAGATAGTGAAGATGGCTCCGCACTCCATCTCTTCGATGCAGCAAGCCAGACGCGCGGACTCCGACAGGATCTTGTCCTTGGTGTCGGGTGACCACTGGCCTCTGGTGGACATCGCATCTCTGAAGCTCGTGGCCACCTGCCTCGCCTCACGGGCGTTGGTGATGCCGCCTTGCGACGGCTCGGTCACGGCAGGATGGATGGCCTTGGCGATGGCCACCCGGAGGTCGTGGAGGAAGCTCACTCACCACCTCCACGAGGAGGAAGCGGCTGGCCGGGTGTGTAGCCGAAGAGCCCCGGCCGCTGGTCGCCGCCAGGAGCCGGAGGCGGCTCGCCGGGCTTGGGCGGCTGGAGACCGGGGACGAGGCCGCGCTTCTTCAGCTTGGCGGCCGCCTCGTCGCCTTCCTGCTGTGTCTTGGCGATCTCGTCATCAATGGTGATCTCGGGCGGGAGCATCTGCCGCTTCTCCAGGTTGTAGAGCAGCGTCTCGTGGGTGTAGGCGCCAGCCTGCCATGCGGCGACCAGTGAGGTGAGCTGCTGCGCGTCGAGGTCCATCTCGATGAAGTCGCGGTTCAGCTGGACAGAGACCTCATCCTCGGGCACCACGCTGAGGATCGCCCACTGAGCCATCATGCGGAGCGCCTTCTCCAGCGCAGCCTCGACCGTGTTGGCGATGCTGTGGAGCGTGCTGGCCTCGCCGCTCTGATTGATCTTCGCGGTCTCGGCCGACTCCACGCCGCGCTTCGGCTCGCGGATGAGGCGGGCACCGAGGACAGCCATCATGTTCGACTTGTCGGTGAGCGCCTGCATGAGCGTGCCCAGGCCGTCGCCGTGGAACTCCAGGTATCCGGCGCTGGAGCCTTCGGGAAGAATCCACGCCGCGGTGCTCCCGATGCAGAGCTTCTTATCGGGGTCGATGGCGCCAGAGATGTAGGGCGTGGGTAGCGCGGTGAAGTGGAGGCCGTGCTCCAGGTCGGCGCTCGTGCGGTAGTGGCTCAGGTTCACATTGGCCAGCGCCAGCACGGGCGGCTTGTCGCACTTCGTGGTGTTGTCCTTCGCGCCGATCCAGTAGAAGGGCAGCTCCGTCATGCGG